GAAGAGAAGGTTGATTTGTTGACTGAGTTTGTTAAGGAAGCGTTGAGGAAATGAATGAAGACTGTTGTAAAGAAAGCCACACCTGCTGCAATTGCTGTGCTCCGGCAGGCGACGGCACTGTTTCCAAAGAGGAACAAGGCAAGCGATGGATTGTTACCGAGTCTGGCGCATATCAAATCCAGCCCTAACTCTGACCATAATACTGGGTTAGCAGTTGATTTAACTGATGACCCAAAGAATGGGGTTGATTGTGAATTTATTTTTGAGAATCTTAAAGAAGATAATCGAGTGGACTACCTCATACATAAGGGGAAGATTTGGTCCAGAGCAAGACGAGCAGAGGGCAACAGAGTTTATACTGGTAGCAACCCTCACAATAAGCATCTTCATATTTCTATTCGGAGTAGTCATTCTAATGACACTTCTGACTGGTTTGGATTCTTAGGAACTCCTACAGCGCTTGGCAAAGTCAAGGCTAAGGTATCTAAGAAACCAAAGAAGAAAGATATTCCAAGCCCCAAGGAGGCGTAATGGATAAACTAATCAAAAAACTAAAGAGCAAAGAGTTCAAGGCAGCATTCAAGTCCTATCTCCGTGCCGTATTGGCATCAGCAGTGACCATGGGAATCGCCTTCGCAACAGATATGGCTCCCGAATATGCCGTGCTCATCGGTGGTATTGCTGCCCCACTAGCAAAGTGGGCTGACAAAACAGAAAAAGAGTACGGACGCACGCACTAGTAAGGCTATAGAATACCCTTTAAACGCCTTCTAAGGCCGTTTAGAGACACTAAACCCCCCAACCTAAGGTAAGTACCTTGGGAAGGGGGGTCTTTTGTGCTTTCTTTTACTTCTTAGATATCCAGTATTGCCACCCTACATGGAGAACTTCAAGTTCTTTTTGGTGGCGATAGATGAAAGTATCAATCCCAGGTTTAGGGTTGAAGACATCGCCCTTGCCAGCGTTCCAGCCATAGTCATCAAAAGCCATAATGCTTCCAGGTTTCAAGGACAAGAAAGATAACTCGGCATCAATTAAAACACTAGGCGCTGTATGGTCAGCGTCTACATAGATGAAGTCATAGTAATCGAATGGGGCTGCTTTGAGCCATTCAATAGTAGTACCCTTGAATTTAGTTACATTTTTAAAGCCACGAGTCTGATAGTCATAGGCCTTTTCAACTTCCTTAAAATCTAATTTATCATGCTCAGCCTCATCACTACCCTGCCAGGTATCTACATCAGTCAGGTGTGAGGACTCATCGGTAAGAATATTTTCTAGTAGCCACAAAGAAGCATCGCCTGTATACGCTCCTAGTTGTAGGAACTGTAAGTCGGTATGACCCTTGTATGGCTCTAAGAATTTTTCAAAGTTTTCTTTAGCAGGGGTAGAGGCAAACCAGTTCGGAAACTCCATTTGCCCCATCCCTTGTCAACTTACTAACAGAATTATATACTTGACTACTTCCCCATAGTATATATATAATATATATATATTATATATATTATATATATAAGACCCCTACGGGGTCTATTATTATATATTATATAATATATATAACAATTATACACCTGACTTGGTAGGTTGTCAAGTCTTTATAACCCCTTGACAGAAGCAATTTGAGTCGCTATAATAAGACTATGGCAATATACCTGACCGATGATTATACTATACCTGAGCATGTATCCTACTCTGCTCTGACTACCTACATAGACTGTGGGTATTTATACTACCTAGGCCGACTGCTTGCTATACCTGAGCAGCCCGCTGTATGGTCTGCTGGAGGCTCCGCCTTCCATAAGGCTACTGAAGATTGGGATAGACAACATGTTGAGTAAGGAGTTATGGGATAATGCGTGGAAACACTACACGAAAGATATCGACTTATCAACGCTTAGAGTTGGCGGCCGGGCTACGAAGGAGTATCCTAATAAGGAAGATGCAAACTTCTGGCAAACCCGAGGGCCCGAGTGGGTTCAAGCGTATATTGATTGGCGTACTACGAATACTAACTGGAAGATTTGGAAGACACCGCAAGGTGTCCCGGCAATAGAGTTAGGTTTCTTGCCTAAGTTTGCAGGCGTGCCTGTCAAGATGGTCATTGATAGGATATTCGAAGTCAATGGTGAGTTGGTTGTCGTTGACTTAAAGACATCACAACAAACGCCAGCCAGTAGTTTACAGTTGGGATTCTACAAGGCTGGCATTCAGCAAGTATTTGGTGCTGATATAAGATGGGGTAACTATTGGATGGCTAGACAGTCGGGCACAGGTTCTATGGTAGATTTATCCAAGTATACTTCCGAGATGATAGATTACTTCGTCGAAAAATTTGACAAAGGACGAAGAGCAGGTGTATTCTTACCTAACACAAACAACTGTAATCGGTGTGGTCTCACAGAGCACTGCCCGTTTACCTCAAAGAAAGGGTCGTAATGGCCGAAGAATGGAAACTGCAAGTCTCTTACAAGACTGCAACGGGTGACATGATAAACATCCGCGCTAATACCGCTGATGAATTGAGTGTCCTGCTAGAAGGTATAGGCGATTACTCAAGTCAAATCGCTGCAACTAATAAGATGATTGCGACGGCATACAATGTCGCCCCTTTATCGACTACCGGTTCCACTACAAACACAAGGCCACCAGTCTCCTTGCCACCAACCCCGGTGTCGGAAGCATCAGGTACCGCCGCTCCCACATGTAAGCATGGCGCTCGCATTTGGCGTAGCGGAGTGAGCAAGAATACTGGAAAGCCTTATGCTTTCTGGGCATGCCCTTCACCACAGGGTACACCCGACCAGTGCAAGCCGGTTAACTAAATATAGGATATCTAGAACCACCCATCCTAATCGGTGGGTGGTTTTACTAAGACGAGAGGGAGCCTGTGTTTGAGATATTCGCTTTACTTTACTTAGAACTACAACAAATTTTAGCATTGATAGCGATGGTGCTTGGTATTAAATGAGAACACTTGTAAGAAGCGTTGGTCGTCCTAGTATTGGTGGAGAACCATTGCCATCGTGTTTCAAGGCATTTGAGTCTAACAAGATTATACTCAGACGCAGTGAAGTATCGATGTTTGCAGCAGCACCTGGCGTGGGTAAGTCTACCTTAGCCCTTGCTCTTGCTCTAAAAATGCACGTTCCTACACTGTACATTAGCGCTGATACAAACGCACATACCATGGCTATGCGTTTAGCCTCTATGATTTCAGGCAAGAATCAAGGTGATGTTGAACAACTATTAAACTCTGACTTAGGTTGGACTCGCGCTGTGCTCTCAAGGGGTGGACATATTGTTTGGTCATTTGAATCTGCTCCATCACTACAAGATATTGATGAAGAGGTGCAAGCCTTTGAAGAACTATGGGGTTGCCCACCACAACTAATTGTTGTTGATAACTTAATGGATGTTGCCACCGATGGTGGCGAAGAGTTCGCTTCTATGAGAGCGATAATGAAGGAGTTGAAGTATCTTGCTAGGGCAACTAATGCAGCGGTACTGGTGTTACATCATACGAGTGAGGCTGTATCTGGTACTCCTTGCCAGCCTCGTTCCGCAATTCAGGGAAAGGTGGCGCAACTCCCAGCACTCATTTGCACGCTTGGTGTGGTGGGGACATCAATGGGCGTGGCGCCGGTCAAGAATCGCTACGGCAAAGCAGACGCAGGTGGTGGGCTTATGACATGGATTGCATTTAACCCAGAGTATATGTTCGTTGATGACATACCGGAGAATGTATAATGGATGACGATTATCTAGAGATTCACGCAAAACAAATGGCACAGGCTGAATACTTACAGCATGTATCAATCTGCATTAAGAAGATAGAAGAAGCCAAGATTCTAGTTGATACTGATTACACAATGGGTATCAATGATGGACTTGACTGGGCAATCAGAATACTAGAGAAGGATAAGAGCGCGTACTAATGGCAAACCCTAACGGCCGTAAAGGTGCTAAGTTTGAAACCGATGTCATGCGTTGGCTTCGTGAACACGATGCTGTTGCTGAACGGTTGACCAAGGCTGGCGCTAAGGACGAGGGTGACTTGTATGTATTCCTCCAAGGTAAAACATATATCATGGAGTTAAAGAATAGAAAGAAGTTAGACTTGCCTGCGTTTTGGGACGAGGCGCAGGTTGAGGCAAAGAACTATGCGAAGGCTAGGGGTCTGCCTATCTCTCCCCCGGCCTTCGTTATAGTTAAGCGTAGGAATTATGGCATAGAAAAATCGTGGGTAATACAAGACTTAGACCAATGGATGAGAGAGAGATATGAATGACTTACCAAGTATTAGAGATGTCCTTATCCACTACGGTGCAGACGTTCGACGAAACCAC